GTCACGGATTTGGGGAGTAAAGATTCCCCTCTCCAAAGTTCGTGATACTCTGGTCATGTCAAGGCTATGGAATCCACAACTGGAGGGTGGCCATAGTCTACGTGCATGGGGCGAACGTCTTGGTGATTACAAACAGGACTTCACTGATTTCAATGGCGGTCTTACTGAACAGATGGTTGAGTATTGTTCTCAAGACGTGAACTTAACAGTCAAGTTGTACAAACAATTGTGCAAAGAACTAGAAGACTACAGTGTGTCTATTGATCTGGAACACAGCATCGCTTTTATTATGAAGAGGCAAGAGGACAATGGATTCAAACTCAACGAGAAAGAAGCTATCACTTTGTTGGCTCAACTTAAAGATCGAATGGCTTATATTACTGATCACTTGCAAAATATATTTCCTCCGATTGTGGAAGAGCGTTGGTCAGAGAAGACAGGCAAACAACTTAAAGACAGGGTTACCGTATTCAATGTGGGGTCAAGACAACAGATCGCACAGCGTCTTCAGGAGCGTGGTGTTAAGTTTACTAAGAAGACTGAGAAAGGTACTATCATAGTTGATGAGGGTACACTCAAGGCTATTGATCTGCCTGAAGCGCAGTTGATCGCTGAGTACCTGATGATACAGAAGCGTGTCGGTTTGCTTGAGTCATGGATTGATAACCTCAAGGATGACGGCAGGGTACATGGTAGGGTGATTACTAATGGTGCTGTTACTGGACGTATGACCCACCAAAAACCAAACATGGGACAAATCCCCAGTGTCAACAGTGAGTATGGACCTGAGTGTCGTGGTCTGTGGACTGTTGATGATGGTCATGTCTTATGCGGCACGGACTTAAGCGGGATCGAGTTGAGATGTCTTGCCCATTATATGCAGGATGATGAGTGGACAGAGGAGTTATTGAATGGAGATATCCATCAGAAGAACGCAGATGCCGCAGGCATTACGAGACCGCAGGCTAAGACTCTCATCTATGCAACCCTTTACGGCGCGGGACCCGCAAAGATTGGTAGTATTGTCGGGGGAGGTGCGCGTCAGGGGCAAGAGGTCTTGTCGCGCTTTTATGCTAACACCCCTGCGTTATCAAGACTTATGGAAAAAGTTAAGAAAGTGGCGAGCAAAGGGTACGTACCGGGGTTGGATGGTAGAAGGATCATTGTTAGATCTGAGCACGCCGCACTCAACAGCCTCCTTCAAGGTTGTGGGGCTATCATTGCAAAGCAGTGGTGTATTGAAGCACACCAAAAGTTTAAGCGACTTTGCTTACCTGTGCGACAGGTTGCATTTGTACACGATGAAATTCAAATTGAAACAGAGGAGAAGTATGGTGAAGAGGTTGCACAGATCATGTGCGACTCTGCCTCACAAGCAGGGCTTACCTTGGGCTTTCGATGCCCAGTAGATGCCGAGTCTAAAATTGGTAAGACTTGGTTTGACACACATTAATTTGTGTGCTATAATATATAGACTCACTTCCGTAGGAGAAAAGTATGAGTAACTTAATTAAACTAGACAACGTCGAACTGTTCTGGCCTAACCTTTTCGAGGTCAACAAGTTGTCACAAAAGTTTCAGGTAGACTTGGCTAACCTGTCAACAGATCAGATCGATCAGATCGAGACGACTGGTGTGCAGATCAAGTCGAAAGACGATGAGCGTGGGTTCTTTGTAACCTGCAAGTCTAAGTATGAGATCACTCCATACGACAAGAACGGTGAAGCTATCAGCCGTAACGTCCTTGTTGGTAATGGTTCGCGTGCGACTATCATGGCGAAGCCTTACTCTTGGAAGTCTCCAACAGGACAGACTGGTATCTCTCTTGGTATCGTCAAGCTCATGGTCACTGAGTTGAATCAGTATGTGCCTGAAGAAACTAAGGCAGACGTGACGGTAGAAGAAGACACCCTGTGATTGCGCTGATTGACGGTGACATCCTTTGCTACCGCATTGGGTTTGCAACCAACGAAGAATCTGAGAGTGTGGCTATCAGGACGATGGCCTCCTTCTTGGAGGAGATGTTGATGTTTGAGATAAACGTATCAGACTGGCAGACTTACCTAACTGGTAAGACCAACTTCCGATTTGATGTTGCAGTCACCGCCCCATACAAGGGAAACCGCAAAGGTGAAAAGCCTACGCATCATGCACTGTTGCGTGAGTACCTTGAGCTATCATGGAATGGTGTAGTATCTGATGGGTGTGAAGCTGATGATGAGATCGCTATTGCGGCAACCTCACATGGTGACGACTCTATCATTGTTTCTCTTGACAAAGACTTTGATCAGGTGCAGGGATGGCACTACAACTTTGTTAAGAAAGACAGGTACTACATCACGCATGAGCAGGGATTACTCAACTTCTATATGCAGTTCCTTGTTGGAGACCGCATTGATAACATCATGGGTGTCAAAGGTATTGGGCCTAAGAAGGCTTACAAGTTACTCAATGGACTGAGTGAAAAAGAAATGTTTGATACTTGCGTTGAGCAATTAGGTAGTGTTGAACGTGCAGTAGAGAATGGAAAACTACTGTACCTTCAGCGTCAACAAGGAGAGCAATGGGAGCCGCCAAGTGAAGACACAGAGCGCGAAAGCAAAGGGAAGGAAACTACAACAATGGACAGCGGAACAGATACTACAGACGTTCCCGCATCTGGAGAGTGATGATGTTAGATCAACCAGTATGGGTGTTAGTGGCAGTGATGTTCAACTTAGCCCTCTGGCTCGCAAGTCTTTCACGTATGATGTCGAATGCAAAAGCCTTGCGAGAGTTGGAGTCTATCGTTTTGTTGACCAGTGCAACAATCGAGGTGATGCACAGCCACTTGTCATCGTTAAAGAAAACAGACGAAGACCTCTCGCAGTCTTAGATGCCGAACACTTTTTTGAATTGTTGAGGTTAACCAAGTTAACCACAGGAGACTGATATGAAACATATGGTCATACCTGACACGCAAGTGAAGCCGGATCATCCGACTAGCCATCTGCGTTGGGCAGGAGAATATGCCGTAGAGAAGAAGCCTGATGTAATCGTACACATCGGTGATCATTTTGATATGCCTAGTCTATCTACCTATGATGTCGGTAAGAAATCGTTTGAAGGTAGGCGATACATCAATGACATCAATGCAGGTGTCGAGGCAATGCAAGAGTTCCTTGATCCTATTCGTAAGGAACAAGATAGACTCAAGCGTAACAAAGACAAGCAGTGGAACCCTCGCTTAGTATTTACATTAGGTAACCATGAGTATCGTATTGCTCGCGCTATCAATGCAGACCCTAAGCTAGAAGGTCTCATGTCCTTTGATGATCTGTACTTGACAGAGATGGGATGGGAAGTGTATGATTTCTTACAACCTGTGGTTATTGATGGTGTCTGTTACAGCCATTATTTTGTTAGTGGTGTTATGGGAAGACCAGTAAGTTCTTCTAATGCACTAATCAATAAGCAACATATGTCATGTGTGATGGGTCACGTACAGGATCGTAGTATCTCTTACGCTCGACGCGCTGATGGTAAACGAATCACTGGTCTGTTTGCAGGTATCTATTATCAACATGATGAAGAGTATCTGAACCCGCAGACTAATGGATCATGGTCTGGTATCTGGATGTTACATGAGGTAATGGAAGGTACGTTCGATGAGATGCCAGTGTCTATCAATTATTTGAGGGAGCGTTATGCCTGACTTAAATGAGATGGCTAGGAACTATCAGCTTGGTGGCACACACTACACCGACAAGAAGGTACAGCCTTGGGATGCTATGCAGGAATGGATGACTGAAGAGCAGTTCAAAGGTTTCCTAATTGGTAATGTGATCAAATACATTGCTCGCTTTCAGGATAAAGGCGGCGTGTTAGACTTGCAAAAGTGCAAACATTACCTTGACAAACTCATAGAAGTGTGGTAAAATAGATGCTTACGCTTGAAGATATTAAAGATAAACTCAAGCAGTTGGATGAGGTGACTCTGATGGAAACATTAGAACTCACCTCTGAAGATTTGGTTGACAGGTTCTCTGACCTGATTGAACAAAAACAAGATACACTGGAGAATGATTTCGATGACTCAACACCTTGGGATAACGATTGACTATGAAAGAGACTTTCGCCTCAGTGACCAAGCGACTACGCTCATGCAAGATTACTATATGCTTGCTCATGAGCAGTCTCCTCAGCAGGCGTTTGCTCGCGCGGCAGTGGCTTACTGCGATGGGGATCTGGATTTGGCACAACGTATTTATGACTATGCCTCAAAGGGTTGGTTCATGTTTGCGTCGCCTGTCTTATCTAATGCCCCAGAACCGAACGGAAGGATTAGTGGCTTGCCTATTAGTTGCTTCCTTACTTATGTGGCTGACTCTCTTGACAGCCTTATTGAACACAATGGTGAAGTAGCATGGCTTTCCGTAAAGGGCGGAGGTGTGGGTGGGCATTGGTCAGACGTGAGAGGGATCTCCGACAAAGCACCGGGACCGATACCGTTCATGAAAGTAGTGGACGCACAGATGACAGCGTACAAACAGGGGAAGACACGGAAGGGAAGCTACGCGGCGTACCTAGACGTAAGTCATCCTGATATCGAG